AACCAATAAATCAATCACAGTCAATTATAATTGCACCAGTAATTGCAATAAAACTTTGACGATCAATCAAAGTGACTAGAGTTTTCCAACTTCTGTTACTGATTGTTGTTTTGGGTACACCTTTGGTCCAACAATGGATGCCATTGGAAATCATCAAACTCAGAACTTACGACGCATTTGTAAAGGAACAACAACCATCGAATTATTTTTCGATACTGAATATAGATGAAGAAAGCGTAGCCACAGAGGGCGGTTATCCATTTCCTCGTAAACGCTTGGCACAAATACAGGATGATTTATTGGCTCAAGGTGCTTTAGGAGTCGGTTGGGTAATCTCTTTTCCACAAAATGACAGATTCGGCGGTGATTTAGATTTTGCAAAAAGCCTTGCAGCTGCACCAAGTGTATTGGCCACGTTTGAAAACGACAATGGTGAATACCCAATGACAACCGGAACAGTAATTTTGGGCCAAGATCATGGTGGTTACAAAGCAAAGGGTGTGGTGCAAAATATACCGATATTGAGAGAAGCAGCATACCAGGGGATTGCAGTGGCACCTACAGAAGTAGACCAGCTGGTAAGACGTATGCCATTGTTACTGAGAACGCCAGACGGCTGGGTGAGTGCATACGGAACAGAAGTCTTAAAAGTCCTTGCTGGTGCCGATACATATTTGATTAAAACATCCGATGCTGGAATACAAGAGATCCGGGTCAAAGGCTTGCCTCCTGTCAAAACAGACACCTTGGGAAGAAAATGGATCAGCTGGGTTGATACGCCACAATTTTCTTTGAATGAAATCGAACAGACTGAGCTCATCAAAAACCGCTTCATCTTTGTTGGTGTAACGGCCAAAGGCATCATGCCACAAGTAGCGACACCAGCTGGCCTTTTGGAACCGCATAAAATACAAGCAGCGCTTTCTGAATCAATCTTGATCCAGGACAGTCCAATTATCCCAGACTATGCGCTCTTGGCAGAGATTGGGCTGTTTTTGCTCTCAGTAAGCTGTATTTGGCTTGTATTAAACGTATTTGGCATTACCCTTGGCCTAGTATCTTATGGGGTAATAAACGCTCTAATCGCTTATTTTGGCTATCAAACCATACAAAAAGGGCTTTTAATTGATGTTACTTGGACATTAATTGCTGGTTTTATCGTAGGTTTTGTCGCTTTTTATCTAAATTTCAGAAAACAATATAAGCTGAGACAACAGATCAAAAAACAATTTGAGCATTATTTGGATCCAAGACAAGTAAAGCAGCTCCAAAAAAATCCAGATCTGTTGAAGCTGGGCGGAGAAAAAAGGTACTGCACTTATCTTTTTACAGATCTTCGTGGTTTTACAGCTCTAAGTGAGAAATTATCTCCAGAAGAAGTAACCGAAATAATGAATAAAACTTTGACAGTCCAGGTAAACGCTGTGCAAAAACTAGGAGGAATGACGGACAAATTTATTGGAGATGCCGGGATGTTTATTTTTGGAGCTCCTTTGGATCTTGATGAACATGAAACCAAAGCTGTTCAAGCGGCCATAGACATACAAAAAGGAATAGACGAGCTGAACAAAACATTATCCACTCCAGTCCAGGTGGGTGTCGGCTGTCAATCTGGCAATGCTGTTATAGGTAACATGGGATCTGACACTCGATTTGATTATTCAGCAATCGGTGATCCAGTCAATACTGCGGCGAGATTAGAGAGCGCAACAAAAGACGTGGGTGTGGATATATTGATTGGTGAGAACACTGCAAAGAATTGCAAACTTGTATTAAAATCACTAGAATCGATTAAAGTAAAAGGTAAAAAGGACGAGCTGCCAATATGGACAGTATAAAAAAAGCTGCTAAGAAGTTTTTTACTTGGATTATAAATTTATTAAGACCAAGGTACGAAGTTACAGTGTCCTGGAACAAAGAGTATGGCGATGCCGACGATAGAATTTACATATCGAAAAGAGTCATGGTTCAAAAAGATAGGCATTTAAAATTTATAGATGAGGACAATAAATTGATTGAATACAGAAGCGCTGGCGGCCTCAACTACATAATCAAAAGATTATAATGCAACAGTTACTTATTGGAATTATATTGGTATTGGGAGCTCTTTCATATTGGCTTTACAGTGAAAACACAATCCTACAGGCCAACAATAAAAGCCTAGAAGGTGCAGTCGCAACCCAAGAAGAAACCATCAAAACCTTGGAGAATGATTTTCAACTCCAAACACAACAGCTCCAAGACATGACGATCAAAAGTCAAGCAGCATTAAGGGAGCTCAATAGATACACTCAGTTTATTCAGAATTATAAATTAACAGCTAAAATACTTGCAGATCCAGTAGAAATGCAAAGGAAAATAAACAATGGCACAAAACATATCATGGAAGACATCGAAAAACTCAGCAGCACTGTTGATGATCTCGATGATGGCTTGCAGTTGCAGCCTAATTCCAACTAAAGAAATACAGGTTAAATCGAAGCCGATAGACAGAACGATTGTCCAGCCTGTGATGCCTAGAGAAATAGATCTCAAGGAAGTCAGATGGTTGACCATCACGCCAGAAAACTATGCAGAACAATTCAAAATCATCGAAGAACAAGAAGGTGAGCTTGTATTTTTAGCAATGACAGTGCCAGATTACGAAGTGATGGCTTACAATATGCAAGAGCTCAAACGATACATAACTGAGCTCAAAGATGTCGTAGTCTATTATAGAATGGTTACAACCAAAGAAGGAGAAACAAATGAGTGATGCACCAGACGCTTTTGTATATAACGCAACCCTAGACAGAATAATAGACGGGGACACCTTGGATTGTGTGCTGGACTTAGGATTTGATGTCAGACTGCACAAACAAAGAATACGACTTGCTGGGATCGATACACCGGAGAGCCGCATCAACACAAAGAGATATCCAGAAAGAGCACAAGAAAAGGCTCTAGGATTGAAAGCAAAAGAACGATTGAAGGAGTTATGTAGTGGTAAGTTTAAAGTTAAATCGCTTGGCAAAGGTAAATACGGACGTATCTTGGGTATTCCGTACAGTGAAGATGGTCGGGATATCTGTGCTATTCTTATTGATGAACAGTTGGCTGTTGAATATCACGGCGGTAAAAAAGTCGCCAAGATTAGATCGGACGGAACATGGGGAGTATAAAATGAAAATATCAGAAGAGGGAAAGGCACTCATCAAAAAATTTGAGGGGTGCGAACTAACCGCATATCAAGATGCAGTGGATGTATGGACTATTGGTTATGGCCATACAAAAAATGTTTGCCAGGGTGATTGTATTACACAAGAAGAAGCAGATCAGATGCTTGAAGATGAGCTCGTTGAATATGAGGGCTATGTCAACGATTTGGTGACTGTTGATTTAAAACAAAATCAATTTGACTCATTGGTTGCTTGGACATACAACCTTGGGCCTTCTAATTTGAAGTCTTCTACTATGCTCAAAGAAATTAATGCCAAGAATTTTGCCAGAGTACCAAGCGAGATGCGACGATGGAATAAGGCCGGAGGGAAGACATTGGATGGCTTGATTCGTAGGCGTGAGGCAGAAAGTTTGTTATTTATGAATGAACCATGGCACGAGATTTAGTGATGTGTAATACTACGTCTAGGCGATTTACGCTTAGAGTCGGGTGGTCTTTTACGTCACTACCTTGCCGCCCGGCTCGCTTATGAGTGAAGTATCTTACAAAGATTTCGATATTTTGTCTGAGCAAGACAAGGCAGAAGCCCTTGCGCTTATCAATCGTTACGATCAACTCGAAAAGCAAGAAAGTTGCCATAGCGATTTCATGTCATTTATCAAACACATGTGGCCAGAGTTTATTGAGGGCAGACATCATAAAATTATCGCGGACAAATTCAATAAGATTGCAGATGGTAAACTCAAGAGGCTAATTGTTTGTTTGCCGCCTAGACACTCTAAGTCAGAGTTTGCATCTACTTTTTTTCCAGCCTGGATGATGGGGCGAAGAGGCGATCTGAAAATTATCCAAACGACACACACAGCGGAGCTTGCTG